TATGCCAAACTGATTTGTTATTTTTTATTAATGTTGTTTTTATGAACGTTCTGTTGTGAACTTGGTCGTTGTCTGACATTATATGCAACAAAATGTCATCGTACTCATCCTTTTCTAAATACAAGTAAGATATACTTCCTGCATCTGAAATATATTCTCCATATTTTGGGTACTCACAACTCGGATTTCGTTCTGTTACTTTCGTGCTTTTGCTTGAAATTAATTTATTCGTTGATCTTTCATTCAGAATTCTAAGATAACTTATTTCCCAACCAGTGGTTTCTTTGTTTACTACTACATTGTCTTGAATTTGGTTTACATATTCTACACCTTCACCGGACTCAAACTCTGTTGATGTGGAGTATGTTCCATAAAAGTCAAGTAATTCCTCGTCACAATCAAGACGAGTACATTCTATATCAAGAACAACGGTTGCATCGATTTCATCAAGTGCTTTACGAGAACCAATATACAAAGAAGATGCATCAGTTGGTGTTATTGAAATATCGTATGTTGGATAGTCCATATCATCACAAGTTGAACAGGCACTTTCATTTCTAATCATTCCCCACACAACACCACCTCTGGAAGAGTTGGATGTAGAAGCATTTTCAAACGCAGTTGCAATGGTAAGATTTCTATGACGGGTTGAATATACGTTGGGTGTCATGTCGTATCCAAGTCTAAAGTTAAAGTCATCGGTGGTGCAAGTGCCCGATGAAGAAACGAAAACCACTCTATCAGAATCAATCAAGTCTTCTGGATTTGTAGATAGTGGTTGAGAATCACTAGAAACTACCCAAACTGCTATATTTCCTTCTTTGGTTGAGTATGTATCTTTCCAAATATAATAATCATTTGCGTTTCTATAAACAGGAAGTTGATTTCTGATAAGACTTATCATATAATATTCACCTTCAATTTTACTGAACGTGGACAATCTTACATCTGATCCAACTAAATTAACACTTGGTCTTGTTATTCCTGATTTATTGGTATAACTAACCTCAACCGAAACATCAAAGTCTTTTGTGGGATATATTTTTTCGTAAACTGCTCGGGTTGGAAATTTGTTTTCAACTGAATCGATATGAACCGACCAAGCAAGAATATTATTTCTCGCACCTATATAATTAACCCCATATCTATCAGCAACTTCAAATGTTTGTTTTACTGGAATAAGTGTAAATGATGTATCTTTTACTTCTTCGTTTCTCAACTTTGCTTGTTCTTCTACAAAAGTTTGACTTTCACATAGTTTTTTATACATTGATATAGTTCCTGTATATCTGATGTCCGTTTCGTTTGGTCCCGTTCCGTAATTGGTATCAAACGATTCTGCCCGAAGTTCTATATCGTTATATGAAATTTCATTAGTAGAATTAAAATCACTTTCATTGAAAGCATACATATACAATGCATCATCTGTGGAGAATATTTCTGCTTCCTCTTTTTCAAAAAACATATTTGGTTTTATTTTTGCAAGAACCCAAGCACCTCTAATTCCAATCTTGTTGCAGTTTGGTTTAGTTAAACTGTAAAAAACAATCCAGTTACTTGATTCGTGGATGTATGTTAATTTTTTGTTTTTTCTGTTGTGTGTTCGGTATTGACCATTTGCCGACTTCCATCTACCCACAAACCCGTCAACCAAAAATCCGTTATACTCAGATGTACCAAGAACCAAAAAGTATTTACTCAACGATTTTTCTTGTGGAAAATAACCTTGATTGAAAATGGGATCAAGTGTACACTTATATGTTAAAAATTTATCTTTAATGTTTATAGTAGATACTGCATTTAGAGTGTCTTTTGTATAAATTAATGCTTCTGCATCATCTTCTTGTGTTACATCAAGTTCACGATTAACAGGAAGATAATACTTCATTTTTTCATTTGCAGTTATTTCAAGTGAAAGTTCATCACCTATATCTAAGTTGGGATCGGTTTGTTTGTGATACAAATGCTTAACTTCTATTAAGTCATTTCGTATTGTTTTAGAAGTTTCATCTTCTAATTCGATTACCTTAGAGTTTAAGTAGTTAACACCACCATAATTAAATTCTTCTTGTGCATTCTGAACAAAGTCGTAGCTATGCACGTCTACTATTTTGGTTGATGTATCATCCAAGTTTCCAAGTAAGTATACCCAATACTCTTGGTCTGGATCAGAACTTACATCATAAGCAAGTATACAACAATTATTTTGATTTAGTTCACTCAGCAAATCATCTTTGCTTTTCTTTAGAATTAAATTTTCAGTTGCATAAAGTGCGTCAATAATTGCATCACCAACAACTACTCCTGTAAAATCGAGTTCCAACGGAGTTTCAACCTTGGATGTGTTATTTAGGTTATTACCAATATACACTATATTCTTTTGTAAAGACTTACCCGGTGAATATTTTGTGATGTCGCAAACATAGTCTTGGTGTATCTCACTGTATTTGAACTTTATTGATAAATCTATTTCGTTTTGTTTCTCGTTAACACTTACAGATTTATAATGCACTCGGTATTCTAGTTTATAGTTTACATCAGTTGAAGTTAAATCTTGGTTGTACGCAATTACATCAAGTTTTCTAAGTTCAGTTGTTTCCAATTTCATATTGGTGGTCAACCGTATATTATTTAGCATTGGTTGTTGGATAATGTCTTTTGTTTTGTGATAAAACAAATTATCATATTTGGCAAATGTATTTCGTTTTGGTACTCCGTCTTCATAGAATACAATGTTACCCGAGTTTCTTTTTAATTCAATGCGTCTGTTGGCATCTATCTTATTTTCGAATTTGTACTTAATTTTAGTTGGAGTGGGAATTAACTTAATTTTATCAAACTCTTTTTCATTTTTTGTTATTATAGAACTATCATACAAGTCTAACTTTACTTTAACATAAGACGGATCATTTTCCACTATGTCATTGATATTACCCAACATTTTCTTGTTACTAAAACTACACCCCCCAAACCGAGTGTTATTGTAAAAACCGTCACTTAGTGTCAACACACTTCCGGTTTCTTCGTTTCCAACAGTTCCACGATCAAGAGTTGCAGATAAAACTCCGTTTAATCTAAGTTTATGTTTTGAACCAGAAAATCTAAAATGACCCTTCTTTCTTTCTACAACTTCAGTTCCATTTTCACTTATAAGTGATTCTGCATACTCTCCCGTGAATGATCCGTTTATGTGACAATTTACGATCCCATTCACCGAACCGTCAAGTTTCATTAGTTTGTCATCAACTATCGTTACAGAGGAAGTGATTGAATAAAACTTATAGTATCCGATTGGTCCTGTTTTTCTTTCGTTTACAAAAAAGTCACTCCAGGTTGTATAGTTGCCTGTAAGTTTTCGTACTTCTTCTTGTACATTTAATGAAAATGTAGCAGGAAAGTATCCATCTTCATCCACAGGTGCATAGAATCTAATCTTAGTTCCATTAGAAAGAAGTGTTTCAGTATTCTGATAATTAAATGGATTGTCGTTTATTAAAACCCAAGATTCTACATATGGTTCATAATAAATAAACCAAGTCTTTGCTGAGTTTTCAAAAACTCTTCTTTTATTTTTATTGCGTGAAGATACATACCTACCATCAACTGATGACAAATTATTTCTTTCAGCAGATGATAGTTTATTTTTGTCATCAACGGACACATCAATAAAGTATTTGGATGTTATGGTGTAATCAACTAAACCAGAGTTAAACTTTGTTGAAACATACCTAGACTCTTTGGAGTGTTCAACTCTATACAAACTTCCGTCTATATAATAATGACCAAACGAACTTGTTAGCCCATACGCATCAGGAGAAAGTGTGTTTTCGTAAAAGTTATTATATAGGTTTTCTTTGAAACTTGTTCCAGAAACTTGCTTGTAATTGAACTTACTTGTTAAGCAAACGACATTATTATCGTTTGGTTTTCCTTCAAACACAGGTTCGTTAGCAAATGATACTATGTCTTTGTTTTTATTCCGACCAGACAAAGTTATATTTTTAAGTGGTTTGATCTTTTCCGTTGGTTCGATTACGGTCAACTTGCTTACATTTGATTGTATTTCATTGGAAACGGCTGTTCCTTTGAATTTTGTTCTCTCTAACAAAGTCGGTTCAATTACCAAACCCGATATGACTCTTGTTCTTGCTGGTAATAATTTTTCGAAATTTTCAAATAAAGATGGATCAATGTACCCTTTCAATGTATTTAGGTAAACACTCCAATCAACACGTTGAAACCCCTCTCTATAAAACAACTTTCTGAAATTGTTCAAATCTTTGTATTTAGATTTGTCGTAATCTTCCGGATTTCCTATATAGTCACCAAGTTTAAAGTCTCCAAAAAACTTTATTATTTCCTCGTTCAAAGGAACACTTGGACCAAAGAACAACCCAATTGAATTTGAATCTTTACCCGCACGATCAAGTGATTTTTTCGTTGCTCTATTGTAAGGCGATAAAGGACCAACTATTTCCTGTTGTTCTGTTCTTATCTTATTGTTGTTAAAAACGTGCATCCCAAAACTAGGAAGTTGTGCAAACTCTCGTTTGAACTTGCCTATAAAGTCGTAAGGAAATTCAGTTTTAATAAAGTTAAAACACTTTGCGTGAGTTTCAAGAGATTTTCCGAATGCACCGTTTGAGATGATTCCGTATCCAGTTTTATAGTTTGACATCTCTGATATGTCGTGTGGTGAATCAAAGTTAGTCTTAAATAATAATTGCTTGCTTAAATTCTCGGCAGAACCTATATCGTATGATTGTGAAAATAATATATGGTTTTCAAATATTGATTCTGAGATAGGCTCTGTGTATATTCTTATACGATCAATTAGACCTCTAAATTTGTGATCAGATTGATTGCCAATGTAAATAGATTTGTCTGTTGAAAACAAAGTATATATTTCTTCGTTTACTATAACATCCGTGGTGTCACTAAAAACTATTCGGTTATCTATTTTTCGTTTTACTAAAATTGATATTGTTTTTCGTTTAAGTGCATCAAATCTTTGATTTTTTTGCAATAGTATTTCATACCCACCCTCAAACCACATATAAATTGGTTCAGTTGATTCAACGGGACAAAAACTTTCCGAGTCATTTGATTTAAAGTAGAACCTACCGTATTCTCCACGACTTGTGTTGTCTAATTTTACACCAAATTCCCAGCTGGTTCCCGATAATATAACTATAGGTGTTCCTATGTCTCTTGCTTCTTCATTCAGTACAACTTTAAATTCTATGCATCGTGCTTCTGCGTTTTCATATGACCAAGGCAATTCTACATATTGATTTTCTTCACTTATGCTCAATCCATAGTCATATGAATCAAAGACAAACGCAGATTTATTTGATACATCATCTGAATACTCTGTTACTCCTCCATATTCTCGTACCGAAAACAATTGCTCTGGTATATCATAGCATCTTAACAAAGCATTAATAGATGCAAGTGTTCCTTTCGTTTTTAATAAATATGGTAAGTTGTTTAGGATTCTTCTCCATATTTGGTTTCGTCTGTATTCTGTTGAGTTTTTATCTACTATTCCTGTTTTTTTAATTTCATCTGAAGATGAATCTTGTCCCGCAAAGTTCATTCCCAGTGAGTTTAAGAAGTAGTAAATAAGTTGGTCAGGTATTCCTTTTTCTCTATCGTTTCTTACACCACGACTATTACCCATATTTTCAATATAACCATGAATCTCATCAAACTGTAATCCTATTATATTTAGAAAGTTAATGAAGTCATCGTTTGATTCATCTCGAATCAAAAACTCAGGTATATTCATAACAAGAGATTCGTCATTGGTTTGGTCATAATATACCGCATCTTTAAGTTTTTTAGTATACCAAGCATATCCGTGTGTTAGTTTCCACTCATTTGCATTTGATAAGATTGGATCAGGAGCAACTACTTGAGATTCTCCTGATAAACCCACGTCTATTACTCCAGGTGCCGACGTAATTGTGTCCAGTGGGTCAAACCCTGCGTGGTTTCTTTCTGATATAACCGGTACTACGAAGTAATATTTTTCGTTTTTTACTTCAATCCAATTTGATAATTTAAAATGTTTAGTGTCGGATAAAATCCAAGCAGAATCTTGGTCTTCCCACCATATATACCACTCACCATATCTGTGCTTGAACATGGGTTTGTCGTTGTAAACCCCAATTGAATCATATCGTCCATTTGCTAATGTATTTTTTTTAGTTAAACTTCGTATAGTTACATAAGAATTCCTTGGCCAAGCATCTTCAGACTCTGTATACAGAAGGAACCGTTCATATTCACTCAGTGTAGCAAGTTCATTAAACACTTTTGTTTTTGTATCAGCCAGATCAATATTACGTAAAACTGAGGTTGCTGAGTTGGCATCTGCTTCACTCACTATATTGTTTCTTATATCCTCTTCAAGTGACTTGATTAAATACTCATACCGATCAATTTCACTCCACCACTTTGAAAGTTTTTCAAGTTTTTGACGGAATAATTCTAACTGTCGTGTTGCTGATGAATATTTTACAAAGTTTTTGAAATTAGTATAATCTTTGTCGTTGTTATTTATATTTTTATTAAAATAACTTGAAATTGCTTTGGTTGTGTCATCCAACCTTGATTCTTCTTCCGTCTCAAGTTCTTCTTGTTTAAATTGCTTGGTTCCTGTGGTAGAACGTGTGGCACTTAAATTTGGTCCTCTAAGTTTGAATGATGAAATCTTACTTGACTTAAAGAAGTTACACTTCTGCATAATATCATCTGAATAAATTCCTGATGAAATGTAGAACTTAGTCCCTATCTCAATGTCAATGGGAAGTGGTTCATACAATTTTAGTACAATCGGTGTGTGTTTGTCTGGATCATTTAAGTTTTCGTTTGTTGGAATTATACCCAACAACGGATATTTTGATCCATTACCTAGATTTAAATAATTAGTTAAATATGTATCGAACCGGGAAGCATACATTGATTCAAGATAATCAACATCAAATAGAGATATCAGTATAGTCTTGAAAAAATCAACAACCAGTGAATCTGTTGTGTCACGACCAAGTCTTGGGTGGGATGATATTATATAGTTTACTGAATTTAGATACTCTATATAATAGTCACTTTTTGTGAATGTGTTATTATACTTCGTTATTAAAATATTTTTATACAAGTTGTATACATCAGACTTTATTGTATCTGCGTTTATGTAAACATCTTTTTCCGTTCCCCCTCCTAGAATATTTATTGTTTTTTCAACAACATCTTCATAGTCTTCCACCAACAAACTAAGTTCAGATTGATACTCTTTAGATTTTACATCAGAGTCCTTTAACAACTTGTCAGTAAAATTGTAAAGAGCCGCACCTGGTAGTTTTTTATTAATAAGGTTTATGTACTCGTAACTTAAAGAAACTGCCGATGGTTTGACTGAAGTTTTTAAGCACTCGGGAACAATCTTTATTTCAGTTCTTGTTTGAGATATATCCTTTACTACTAATTTTGTTTCATTTTCGTATGAACCACACAAATTATTTAGGAAGCAATATCTGACATAATACGTTCCTCGGTCTAACTCCAATTTTTGTAGATCGTGTGTGGGTGATACAAGCACACTATTTCCCAAACTTGTGTAATTTTGAGAAAACAAACGTGAACTGCCGGTTACATAATCACCCTCGTAATTAGTAAACTCAATATTAACTTGCTCATATGTGGGTAGTTCATCTACAACACGCCAACCTAAAAGTTGCTGATCCAAATTATAAACAGACATTTCAATAACATCTTTTGGACTTTTACCAAACTCACTTTTAACCGCAGTGGTTTCGTATGATAATTTTAATGTATTTTCATCTACATAATAACCACGGGTTAATCTACCCTCAAGTTCGGGTTTATATTCTTGAATGTATTGTAATCCCGATGCCATCGTTTTATTGACCTAAGAATGGAAAGTTTTCAATGCGATCCAGTGACTTTTCTTTTTCTTCAGATGTTTTTGGTAAAAATGGAAATACATCCTGAAAATCATCGGCGGAAGTTCCTTCACCTGACGTGATTCTCTGTGATATGATTGTGTCTTTTGCAGCCAAGTACATCTCGGCCGAGTCTTCTCTAAATTTAACATTCTTACTCATTTCTTCATCAAGAGTAGAACTGAGTTCGTCTATTTGTGCTTGTAGCATCTGTTCGTTTGATATTGCATCATCCAAATCTTCTTCAATCGATGATAACTCTTCATCGTCTTCTGGAAGAACTTCCTCAATTTCTTCAACATCATCTGCATACTCTATTACGTCGGTGGCTGCATATGTTTCTACTTGGGGTGGTATAATTGGCAACTTCTCCATTGGGATTAGTAACAGATGCTCTTCTAATTTAGATTCACTTGTTTCTTCGTTCAAATTGAAATTCAAAACCCCAAAGTTGTCTTCACTGCGATCAAGTTCTCCTTCGGTCAAAAGTTTTTTTAATTTTTGTTGATCGAATTTGCTTTCTTTTAAGTATGTTGGTAAGTTATTCATTTATTAAACCTCTACTGACAGAGTCCTTTCATCCTCAAACACCTCATCTCCATACTCACCTTGTATCATTAGAAAAAATTTATAATAACGACCCGGTTGTAAACAAGAATAACTCATATTAAAAAAATGACCAGATTCATCACAACTAATCTGTGAATATTTATCAAACATAATTATGTTTTCGTGTGTCTCTGCGTCTCGTATTCCATAAAACATATCGTAATCAGTATAATTGTTTCCAAGATAACTTGCTTTTTTGTTGAATGTCTTAATTGGATTTTTGTTTCTAACCCCCACATCCATTCTTACAATCTCAGAAGTTCTATATATTTTTTTTATGTTTTTGATTTTTGGAAACAACTGACCCGATACTTTTGTTAACTCATCGGATGCAATCAAAGAATGCTCTTTGTATACAATCTCTTGACAAGTTGATGTAATTAGTTTGGTTACATCAATTGGTGGTTCATCTGCTATATCCACACTCGCATCAGAAAACCCTACATAGTCTGCTTCACTTTCAATTAGTGATCCTGATATACTACCTGATATACTACCCGATATACTACCCGATATACTATCGTGATGACCACACGTCTGATCAGTTGTTGTTTTGCATCCATAAAAACTATAATCTATGTAAGAAAGTCTTAATGATGGTGAGTATATGGTATTTGTATCTCTTGAGAAAAATTTCAAACTACCGACTGAGTTTTGAGTGTTTGGTGAATCGTCTATTAATTTTAATACTAGCCCGTTATTTGGAATGTCTCCCATTATCCACCTAAGTGCTATGTTGGTTATATCAATAGAAATGTCCGAGGTTTTGTCTTTTAGTATAAATTTAGAGTTTATTTCATATGTAACTCCCGCACAATCTTGGATGTGTGTGTAGTATGTTGGACCTGTGCTACCTTCTTCCGTCCATTTTGTGTCGGATGTTTTATATATCCAGTTGACCGGATCATATAAAGGGTCAGTGTCTGATCCACGACCGTTTCCTTCAACCCAAGTATCACACACAGGGTACGCAGAAACTCCTACTTCTCCTGTTAGGTCTTCACTTTCAGTAATTTTTAATTCAAGTGTAAACTTAATGTTTGGGTAGTTTTTAAGTTCTTCTTTTTTTATCGGAGTTTCAAATTGAATTAGTATCTGAGAGTTTGTTTGTCCGACTGACTCAGAAAATGTGTTTTTAAGTTCAAGAATCTCACTTCTACCAAAATTTAATTCACGTAAAGCTTTTGAAGAATAAACAGTTGAATCTTGTGTGGGTTTATATAATGTATTCACTATACCACCCTCCCTACTATATCCCGTGCAGGATATTTAATTTCAAATATAGATGGGTCCATGGATGGATATATAACTTTATTTACAGTTGCTCCTTCGATGTCGTATTCGTTTTCAGAATAATCACCGTCACTATTTGTTAAGTTGACGAATTGTAGGTTTGCTACTGACTTTACTCCCTTAATCTGAGATATTAGTAACTCTACATTACCGATTTCTATTGGTTGGGAAATTTGCCAAGAACCTATATCAAAGTGTTTTTGAACCTCTGTCATTGAATTTAATAGGACTTCTTTTTTGTTAAAGTTTTGAAACACGGAAATTTCAAAATATACCCCCACATTAATCACGAATGCATTTGTAATATTTATTCCATCCGTGAGCATTCTGTAGTTTGTCAAGTATGTGGTTAAGTTATGCAAAACCAAGTCGTTGGGTTTTATTAGTTTTTTATTTTCATCATAACTTAGTATGTACATATTAACTGCGAATGGATTATTTATTTCTCCATAAACAGAATTTAATCCGTTTGGTTGTACATCGGTGTCTGCTTGATTTGTTGATTTTATCAAATCAATTTGAGATTTCGTGTCAAGAATTCCGTCTTTAGTTACAAATGCTTTGGCAACACTTCCATATTTACTTGGCATAGCATATGATCGTATAACATAATCTTCTTTTGTTACTGCCCTCATTTGCGATGACAAATTTGCAAGTCCACGCATTCTTATTTCTTCATCTGTTTCTTGGCCACGACCCCCACGTGCAGGATTTAAGTTGTTTACTTGTAAACTGCTTTTTATGGTTTGCATCACCCGTTGTTCTACATCGGTTAAAAACTCATTACCGTCTGCGTACTGAACGGTCCCTAATGAGTTCAATGAGTGCGATTGAACATTTGATTCATTACCTCCACCGACATAATATTCAACAGTGATCGTTGTATTACTAGGTGATTCTCCATATGACTCTGACTTCAAAAAGTTTGATGGGTCGTATCCCATATCTAAGGTACTTTTTGTTGTATTGACCACACGACCAACATTATTCATTGATGGTGCTATTATTTCATCGTCGAGTCTGTCACTACCCTTTCCGAACTCAATTGTAACCGAGTTATCAGAGTTTGTATGTGTTATATATCTTCTTGAAGTTTTTATATACCGCAATACATACGGAACACTTGACGCATATTGATAAAAAGTTGGACTATTTCTTTTGTTGTTTTGGTCTTCAACCAGCACCAAATCTTGTGCCATATATGGAACTTCGTGCCATACATTTCCGTCCGAATCCTTGACTGATACGATTTCTACTACATTTGGTTCGGTTAGTTCTATTTCAAAGAATTCTTGTGGAGGTCCAACTGTAATTCTTTTTCTTATGAGTTGACCACTTGTTGCGTGTGCTGTTTTTTTCAATAAGTAGAAAGTTGGTTGAGACGATGAATCTCGTTCAAATACACTTATTTCAAGTGGTGAGTCTACCGTATTTTCTCCAAACTGGATGCTGTTTGTTGTTCTAAACACTACGTCTGGATTGGCAGCTGATCTGACTTCCATTCCCGACTTTATGTTTAGTGCGTATTTTAAGTCAGGAACATTCTTACCCTCGTCATTCAACTTAGACGGAACAACGTGCATAACAGTCAGCATAGTTGATGCAGGTCGTGCAGGTGATGGTTTATAACCTAGATAGTTTGCAAGTGTTAATATGTTTTTTCTTTCTGTTGCATATTGCAAAAAACTTTCTTTAAACTGATAATCTATGTAGTAAGATAATACATCCCCAACATAAGATGCAAGTTCTACGAACATCATACCCGTAGAATTTTCAGAGAAGTCTGTGTATGTTCCTGGATAATAAGACTTTATATGTTCAGTTAAACTTGCCTTGAAACTATCAAAGTCACGACTTAAATAGTTTATATCTTTTGCTTTTATGTTTGAATAAATTTGAAAATCATCTGCCATGTTAAACCTCCACTGTTATTTCGAGTTCGTTTTCGGAAGCAGGTATTGCCACCACGGAATAAGTAACTTTAATGTTGGCTGCGTAAAAGTTTTCAGATTCTTTAGTTGTGTCTCTGGTTACCAAGACCTCCTCTATTAAAATCTCAGGCATCCATCTTTCAACCGAAGCAGTTATTGCGTCTTCTAATAAAGAGTCAAGATGTGCTTCGGTGTTCTGTTCAAACAACAGTGCTTTTAATTCACTTCCGTACTCAGGAACCATAGGTCGTTCTCCTTTTGCTGTCATTAAAAGCATCTTGAGGTTGGTGTGATATCGTTCCCGTGTGCTTGTTATAGCTCCAAAGAAACCAAATTCGTTGTCGCGACCAAATGGCATTTTTATGCCAAGTGGAACTTTATCGACAGGACCCAGTTGAGTGGGTACTTCGGTTTGATAATTTCTTGGTGGAACACGACTTTTCATTTAGTTTCCTTTTTTAGCATCCACTGCTTTAAGTAATTGTGAGTAATCTTTTGTCAATGCAGATGATACGTGATCAGGTAGTGCATCAACATTTACATTATTTCCGTTCAAATCCGTAAATTCGTTATGTGGTTGGTGACCAGAAACCAACGATCCTTCTTGTGGTACACCACCCCTGGTTGCATTTAGTGCTTCGTTTATTGCCAAATTCTTACTATATTTTATTTTTGGTTTTTTACTAGTAGATACGACCTGCTTTGAGTTTTTTAGAACCTGTTCGGTTAGTTTTACCGGATCGGTTTCTTTTATCATTGGTGACTGGTCTTCCAATGGATTTAAAATTTCTTTTATCATTTTTGGTAGAGACTCACTCAACTCTTGCTTTACAGCCACTCGTATTATATTTATCAGTTCTTGCTTTTTCATAATTTTCTTTCTACATATATATATTAACCTACACACATATATTAACCATCTATCCAAACTCTTGTGCTATGTAATGTAGGAAGTCTCGCACGGAGTCCTGCAAGTTGACCCTGTTGTGCAGGGGTTGATGTAGTAATATATGGGTCGTTGTGGACGTGACCCGACAACCAACCACACAAACTTGACAACCAGGCAGTGGTAACATCCCCCTTTAAAACCGGGTGTCGTGTAGTAATATATGCACCTAAGTGTATTGTGGGTGATATAACCGATGTATGTGTTTTTGTATCGATTACATATCTTTGTAGACAATTCATTGTAATTTCATCATCAGTTGCAATTCCGTATTTACCCTTGGAATATGTAACAAACTCTTTTGTTTTTGCTGATATAATAATGCGTTCGGAGTTCATTATTATTTGGTTACCGTCTAATGTTGGAAGTTGTTTACCAAACATTAAATTTCCGGCGGCCTGTGATACTACTTTTTCTTCGACCTGTGCAAGTTCATCTTCGAGTGTTTTCTTTCTTGCTTCTTTTGCTTGCTTTACCGAATCATTTACTGCTTTTTTGTCTGTTAGTGTATTGAAGTCTTCTGGATGTAACAATGCTACTGCGTTTAAGTCTGCATTTGCGATGGGTGTTCCTTGTAGTTGCTCTTTGGTTATTTCTTCTCCCGTGTGAAATGACTTTACACTTGTTGGTTCTTGTTGAGCAGGTTGGGCATTATCACTTGAACTTGGTCGGGTTGTTGTAGTTTTTGGTGTTATACCACCTGTTTGTTTCGTGGGAGAGTTTGTTGATTGTGACGAAGTTGGTGATTGTGTTGAACTTTGTGTGGAAGGTGTTTGGTTGGATGCTCTCGCCGGGACACTTCCCGTATTATTTGATGGTTGTTGTGGGGTTTGTCTTGAGGTAGTCGAGTTATCAGTGGGTAATGGTGAATCAGATTGTTGGTTTGTGTCAATATTTGCCCCAGTTGAAATACCCGATGAACCGGATGTACCTGATGATCCCGTTGCACCCGCAGCTCCGAATGACACCCCCGAACCGAATGAAGCATAATTAATTTCTCCTGCATCTTTTGCGACATTAACCGATGCCACGTTTGCTTTACTAAAGTTAAAGTTAGAAGAAAATGGACTTTGTTCTTTGTTTCTAAATAATCCAGTCAGTGGATCAAATCCCATTGTTGCTACTTGATCACTTCCTTTGTTTAACGATAACCCCATTGAACCAAACGAAGCACCTGCAGCTTTTAGTTGGGCCTTCTCTTCTTCTGTTATGATTGATGTATATTGTTGCTTAAAATCTTTATCATTTTTTGCAAATGGATTTAAAATACCCTTACCACTCAAATCGTCACCAAGTGCCTTTACTTTATCTTTTGGGTTGAGGGGTCCAAACATTTTTGATGCTTCACCGGTGAGGGTGTCTGTTAGATTAGAACCAAATTCTACTTGATTAATCCAATCACACAGATCAAATGAAAGTTTATCTAGATCAAATCCGAAATCAAACATAGCACCAAAGTTGAACTTTAAGTTTCTAAGTCTTTCGAATATTGCCATAAGAAGTGCAAGCAATTCTAGGTTTATTCCGAACGACAACAACCATCCAAGTGACTCCTCTGTTTTCGATCCAAATTCTTTTTTCTTTTTCAAAGCACCACATATTGATTTTAATCCAAACGATGCCAGTTTAAATATCTTAAACATAGGACTATCTTCAGAATTCATTCCAATTCCCTTAACTCCATCTACATCAATTCCGAGTGAGTTGGCTGCCGACAAAGCTCTTCCTGCTTTAGTCTTTTTTAGTAGTGTTGACTTTCCCACACTATTTGCTTTTTTTAATGCACCAACTAACCCACTTTCATATGTAGAGTTTAATGAAAAGTTACCGACACCTATGCCCTTTGTAAATTTTGATTTTCCCGTAGAAGAATTAATAGAGTGTGTAATGTTAGAAGATGATCCGACACCAGATGAACCAACACTGCCACCAATACTTGCACCAACTCCCGATGAAGATGAAACACCCTGTACATTTACAATCTTAGACGCATTTGCTGGTCCCATTTTGCCAAGCCTATCACCCACAAGTTTTCCGTCTTCTTCTCCGATTGCAGTTCCCATGCTTGCACCCATTGATCCAGACCAATTCCCTTTTGCGGCCTGTGAAGCAGCTGCACTTGGACCTGTTGATCCCGTGCTTGATTTGTTCATTGCATTCATAGGACCCGGAGAAACTTGACCTTTTTGGGTTGGACTTGGTGGAACAGCTGCTGACGAAGGAACATTCCCTGTTCCAACTGACGAGTTTGCTACTTTAGCAAGACCACCAAAGTTGCTTGGTTCTTTTTTTACAGCTGATTTTTTAACCGCAGGTTGTGATGCTGGATTTGATTTCTTTTTTTGCTGAGAACCCCCACCACCCCCACCACCAGGGCCTGATAAGGTTGGTATAAACTTGGAAACAGTTTTTCCGGATGTTATATGTATAGAAGAACCATCTGCGTTGATATCTTCTAAAAGTGTGTGAGAGTATATTCCCTCTTTTCCGTATTTTACTCTTTGTCTATTTCTGATTAAGATTTGAGGGTTTCCGAGGTTTCCTCCGTAATCATCTCCATTTCCTTGGTTGGTACCTGCATCGATAGTTGGGTTATCTTCATAGCACCCAAATCTAATACTATTTCCAAACCTACTTTCAATTATAGTGTCACCCTCAAAGTGACGGAGTGGTCGCACACGGTTGTTTGCTTTGAAATATTTCCCCAAGTATTCTCCAAATTCATTTGGACCCGAACCTAAATTTGACGGATTTCTTGCACCCACAAGGTTTGGGCAATTCTTTTTTGTAAGTTTGTTGTTTGCTCCGTATCTTGGTTCTGTTCTAAAATCTGCCGAATTATTCAAAAAGTTTCTTGAATTTATTCTTCGTGTATAATACACATTGTTTAAGTATTTTACGATAACTACATTTTCATTAACAAGTGGGAACTCTTTTATTCCAGTTTCAAGTGGCAACACCCAAGATAACTCTGCCATCGGTGCTTTGTTTTGACTAAATAGTGCTCTTGCTTTTATTCTTCCAATCCAAGAGTAATCTGGGTCTTCTTTGTTATTATATCCACCCGGCCACTCAGAGTCTATTATTTTTGGGCATTTCTTTTTATCTTTGAATTGCGGATGATTTTCGTCTCTAATTACATCAAGCACAACTGCCGGTTCAAGTTCATAGAATTGGGCTGTGTCTGGTGAGGAGGCGAACATTTTCCTCTGAGTCATCAGATGGTTTGTACTCAACTCTTTGGTGACAGACTTTTTTGTAAAGTTAGTATATGCCATTAACCCTATTCCTCAACTACAGTTTCTTCAATCTTTTTTTCTATAAGTTTTTCTTGTTGTTCTAAATCGTCAAGTTCTTTTTTTACATTATTTAAGAGTTCTTCTTTTTCCGATTCGGACAAACCCCCACCACCCGATCCGTCATCTGATGAACCACTTGTTCCTGCTATGAATCTTTGCAACACTGCTGATAATTTTACAAGTTGATCATCGTTTTTGATACCGACATCAATGTAGTCTTTAATCATAGGTGCAATTACCGTAGCAGAACCGACATCTTTAACCATCTCACGCAAATCTTTTATGAGTTGGTTGATTTGATCTTTTTTGTGATTAGAGTTAAAGTAAATGTCCTTTACAAGTGATGAAAAGGTTTTTCCTTTGAATATTTCTACGTCAGATTCCATAAATATAAATATAAATGTATATATTTTTTATGGTTTATATAATCAGTCTATATCAATATATCCGTGTTTTAAGTAAGAACGGGTCAACTGTGCCTGTACATCCTTCATCTTATTAACAACCTTAGTTATGTTTTGAGTTTTACAATCGGTCATTTCACGTATATACAAATACAAAGCCTTCTTATTAAAGTTTTCAATACTATCGCACCTTCTGAATATTTCTATTACTGCTCCTGCTATCTGTAACTCTTGTTGTTTCTTGAATAAACGTGGGAGGTTTTTATCATAATATTCGATCATCAATGTGACGAATTCGTTTAATTCTTTTCGTTTTGTTTCATTCTTTGGGTTGATTGTAAGTTCTTTTTTTTCGTAAATAATTTCTTCATCATCAACACTTTCGTGTCTTTTAAATTTTTTGTAGTTGCCATTATTGTATAAAATGAGGAAATTTTTAGCAATTATACTGAAGTAGGAGAATGCTTTTCCGTTACCTTGTTTGTATTTGTGTATGTTACTAACCAAGTTGCTCACTACTTCTTTTTGAACTTCTTCGTGACTACATTGAAAGTAAGAAAACTTAAAGGTGTTTAATATATTTTCAGCAAGTTTGTCAAACGGATAACTTATTCGTTCATTATATAATTTATTACGTTCTATCATATCTTCTGAACTATTATACTCTACAATTGCGTCTTCTGTATCTTGTGTGAAGTATTGCTTTTTATTTTTTGACCTTGGCTTTCTTCTTTTTTTAAGTACAGTTTCAACTTTAGTTTCAGTTTTAGTTTTATCTACTGTATTGGTTTCTTTTTGTTTTTTCTTTTTTGAAATCATTCGTCTTCTACCTTTTCGTTTAAGTTCTGTATTAATTCATTTATTTCTTCGAAAGTCGCACCGACCTCGTCATCTTTTTCAAACATTTGGTTTGTGTCAAGTTTTCTCCAGTTTGTTTTCACGTCTAACAAGTTCTGTCGAGTTTGTACAATCCACCCCTCGTATAATGAGTTTTTTACATACAGGTTTCGTATGATGTATCCAGTCACCAATAAAAGAACGCATAAAAATATGATTATATATATGTACATATTCCATAAAATAAAACACTAAAATCACTAAAAGTCAAGAACTTATTAAAACATTGACTTAATTAGTCGTTTGATTTATCGTCTGTTGGAATATTACCAAGTGTACTATTTGGGATATATCCTTTGGAGTTTTTGTATATTTTTTTTGCAAAATATTTATCGTGTGCTTCCATTGAGGACGGTTTCCAGGGAACATAATATGGTCCTCTTGTTGATGATTCGGGTGTTTCTGATGTGTCATACATAGGAGTTGATAAAACATTATCGTCTTCTTTCTTTACTTGCTTTTCAAACGGTCGTTTAACAGAAATTGGTGTTGGAGTTGGTGTTGGTGTTTCTTCGGGAGTTGGTGTTGGTGTTGGTGTTGGAGTCGGTGTTTCTTCGGGAGTTGGTGTTGGTGTTGGTGTTGGAGTCGGTGTTTCTTCGGGAGTTGGTGTTGGAGTTGGTGTTGGAGTTGGTGTTTCCTCGGGAGTAGGAGTAGGAGTTTGTGTTTGGGTTGGT